ACCACGCCCGAGGGCTTCAAGTTCGTCTACCAGCAGTTCGTGAAGCAGTTGCGCGAGAAGCCGCACCTTCAGGCACTGTACGGGTTGATCCAGGCGTCGACCTACGACAACGAGCTGAACCTGCCGGGTGACTACATCGACTCCCTCAAAGAGTCCTACCCGCCGCAGCTGATCCAGGCCTATCTGGATGGCCAGTTCGTCAACCTGCTGTCTGGCACGGTCTACCACGCCTACGACCGCAAGCTGAACGGATGCAAGGAAGTGCACCAGCCTGGCGAGGCGCTGCACATCGGGATGGACTTCAACGTCGGCAAGATGAGCGCGATCACCCACGTGAAGCGCGACGGCCTGCCCTGTGCCGTGGATGAACTGGTCGACGGCTACGACACGCCAGACATGATCAAGCGCATCAAGGAGCGCTACTGGCGCTACGAGAACGGCGCGTACCACAAGACGTGCGAGATCCTGATCTACCCGGACGCATCGGGCGATTCCCGCAAGTCGGTGAACGCCAGCGCGACCGATATCGACCTGCTCAAGCAGGCAGGCTTCAAGGTGAAGGCCCCGGCCGCTAACCCGCCCATCAAGGATCGGGTCAACGCCATGAACGCCATGTTTCACAACGCAGCAGGCGAGCGCCGGTACAAGGTCAACGCCGACAAGTGCCCCATGTACGCCGACGACCTCGAACAGCAGGTATGGGCAGCCAATGGCGAACCCGACAAGTCGCAGGGCAACGACCACCGGCCTGACGCCGGGGGCTACTTCATACACCACGAATACCCGATTGTGCGCCGCACTGCAGTGGCAAAGACCCTGAGAATCTGAGAATGGCCAACGACCCGAGCACAGTAAGTCCTGCCGTCAAAGCGATGCGCGAGGACTTGGCTGTGGTTGCGCCTCTGATGGGTGGAACCAAGGCCATGCGCGATGCTGGCGAAGCTCTTCTGCCCAAGTTCCCGAAGGAAGAGGCGGCGGAATACAAGTGCCGGCTGGCGCGCTCGACGCTGCTGCCGGCATACAGCGAGACCGTGCAGAACATGACCGGTCGCGTATTTGCCGAGCCAATCACCTTGGGCGACGACACGTCCGACACAATCAAGGCCTATGCCGATAACATCGACCAGCAGGGCAACAACCTGCAGGTCTGGTCGCAGGTCTACTTCGCTGAGGCGCTGGCGAACGGGTTGTGCCATGCCCTCGTTGACTACCCGTCGACCACGGATGAGGAAGGCCGCAAGCTCTACCCGACACGCGCTGCCGAAATGTCTGCCGGAGTTCGCCCCTACACGGTGATCATCAAGCCTGGCCAGGTGCTGGGCTGGAAGTCAGAGACCCGCAACGGCGCCGAGTTCCTGACCCAGTTCCGCTACATGGAAGTGATCGAGGAAGAGGACGCAGAGAACGAATTCGGGACGAAGCAGGTCCAGCAGATTCGAGTGCTGGAGCCTGGCCTGTGGCGCACGTTCCGCAAGCAGAAAGGGCAAGGCGGCAAGGATGAGTGGGTGCAGTTCGGCACCGGCACAACGTCGCTCGACGTGATCCCCTTGGTCGCCTACTACACCAAGCGCACCGGTTTCATGACCGCCACGCCGCCGCTGATGGAAGTGGCGCACCTGAACGTGAAGCACTGGCAGTCGCAGAGCGATCAGGACAACATCCTGCACGTCGCCCGGGTGCCGATGCTGGCGATCATTGGCGTGGACGCCCCTGGCCAGGATGCAGCGCCAGGCAGCGCAATCACTGTCGGCACGTCGCAGGCGACCTACTTGCCGCCATCCGGTGACATGAAATTCGTTGAGCACACCGGTAAAGCCATCGAGGCCGGCCGCCAATCGCTGCTGGATCTGGAAGACCAAATGCGCATGGCCGGCGCCAAGCTGCTCCAGAAAGAAAAGCAGGCCACCAAGACTGCCGCCCAGACCGAGGAAGAGGCCGCGCAGGAGCTGAGCCCGCTGGAAACTATGGCCGGCACTCTGGAAGATGCCATCGACCAGATCCTGCAGTTCTTCGCGCTGTGGATCGGTGAGGCTGAAGGCGGTCACGTGCAGGTAAACGGGAATTTCGACGTGGATTACGACATGGCCAACACGCTGCCATTCCTGCAAACCATGAATGATCGCGGGCGCCTTTCTGACCAAAGCTTCTATCAGGAAGTCCAGCGTCGCGGGGTTCTGCTGGGAGACAGGGACTGGGAGACCGAGAAAGAACTTATTGAGGCGCAAGGCCCGAGACTAGGGATGGTGTAGAATAGCGGGGCGGCCAGGTATCTCACCACCTGACCACCCCTAACCAGATGACTGTCAGGAGTCACCATGGCTGATCCGATTATATTCGGCTGCGGGGTTTATGCCATCCGCTGCCTTGAAAATGACCATATCTATGTCGGCAGTTCAGTCGACTTAGAGCGTCGCCTTAAAGATCACAAGCGTCTTCTAAATCGCGGAAAGCATCACAGCATCAGGCTTCAAAGGGCATGGTCTCAACTGGGAGAGCATGCATTCTCTTTTGAACTGCTAGAGAGGGTTGATGATGCTTCATCCCTGCTAACCAGGGAGCAGCATTACATTGATCTGCTGGGTGCATTTGGAAAGCATGGATACAACATGCTGCCGATGGCAGGATCAACGCGAGGCTATCGCCGACAGCCGCCCAGTGAGCAAGCGCGAGAGAACATGCGTAAAGCTCAGATAGGGCGCAAACACAGCGAAGATTCCAAGCGGAAGATATCTGCCGCAAACAAAGGCAAGAAACGCTCTCCAGAGCATTGTGCTCACATGGCCGCTATCAGGATTGGCACCAAGCTTAGCCCTGAGACCATAGCCAAGCGATCAGCCAAGATTCGCGGAATGAAGCACCCGCCATATTCGGCTGAGCGTTGCAGAAACATTTCCGAGGCATTGAAAGGTAGGCAGTCTGAGAAGGCAATTGCCGTCGTCGTTGATGGCGTAACTTACCGCTCTAAGACCGAGGCAATGCAAATGCTCAAGTGCAGTTTCAGAACGCTCAAAAAGCGCATGAGTGAGAGCGCTGCATAATGGCCACCGTCAACAATCGCTTGGCGGACGCTGAGATCGCCCATGCCGTGAGCATGCAGCGATTCAGCAACGGCGTTGTCCGGCGCATGATCGAGCTACTGAACCGGGTGGATGCTGACCTGTTTGCTCGCCTTATGGCTGCAATCGAGCAGATGCCGCCTGGCAGCTTCACCGTTGAACGATTGGATCAGCTGCTACTGTCGGTCCAGTCGCTGAATTCGCAGGCCTACGCAGCGCTGCGGCGCGATCTGGATGGAGAGCTACTGGCCTACGCCGACTACGAGGCCAATTTTCAGCAGAACCTGCTCACCGCGACCATCCCGCAGGCTGTGCAAGTGGTGGTGCCGATCAACTCGGTAAACGCCCAGCAGGTCTACACCGCTGCGATGGCCAGGCCGTTCCAGGGTAAGCTGCTACGCGAGTACACGCAGAACATCGAAGCCAGCCGCATGACGCGGATCCGCGATGCCATCCGCATCGGGTTTGTGGAAGGCGAGACGATTGACCAGATGGTGCGCCGCATTCGTGGTACGCGCGCCAATGGGTACGCAGACGGGCTGCTTGAGATCGACCGGCGCGATGCTGAGTCTATCGTCAGGACGGCGGTTAACCACCTGAGCAATTACACGCGGCAGGCGTTCTACGCTGCGAATGACGAGCTGATCGATGAATGGCAGTTTCTGGCCACTCTCGACGGGCGCACCACAATTACGTGCGCAAGCCTGTCGGGCAAGACCTTCCCGATTGGAGAGGGCCCGCAGCCGCCGCGCCACATCAACTGCCGCAGCACGTCGGTTCCGGTGATCAAGGGCTGGAAAGAGCTTGGCCTGTCCGCCGAAGAGATCGGCAAGGGTACGCAGGCGAGCATGGACGGCTACGTGGCGGACGACGTGACATACACACAGTGGCTGCGCAACAAGCCGGCAGCGTTCCAAGATGAAGTCCTGGGCGCCACGCGAGGCAAGCTGTTCCGTGAAGGCAAGGTGGACATTGACCGCTTCACGAACGACAAGGGCAAGGTCTACACCCTTGAAGAGCTGCGCAAACGCGACGAAGCGCTGTTTGAGCGGGTGGGGATTGCGGCGTAAGATCGCCGCATGACCGACAAGCCCAAATTCACCGTAATCGACGGCACGCCCCCGCCAGACACGCCGAAACAGCGCGTTCTGGATCGGGTCAAGGCGTCACGACCGGCTGATATCGTAAGCTGCCACCGATGCGGCGGAATGGAAGTCATCGAAACCAAGACCGGTGTGACCATCAAGGCCGGCAAGAAGAGCGGCGGCACTAAGCAGTTGCTGTGCGCTTCCTGTTTCATGCGTGGGGAGAGGGTGGTGGTCGGATGAAGCGAATCATTGACCTGATACGCGATGTTCTGCGAAGCGATCATGGCGTCATCAGTCTGAATAACAATGTGCCATACGACACGCCGATCCCATTCAATCCGCAAAGGTTTACTTGGCCAGGCAAAGAAAGAGGTTTGCCGCCGCCACCAATTATCTGGTACGGAGACGCAAGCGATCCTCCAGAGAAAATGATTGATACCAAAGCCCGCCACTGAGCGGGCTTTTTCATGTCCGCTGTCCTAGGACAAGGGACACGCAGATCACAAATTTCCAGCCTCGGCAATGCCGGGGCTTTTTATGCCCGAGTACCGGATGGGGTAGGGCGCCACGGGCCGGATGGCTCAGCAGATGGGCGGATGCCCGGAGAACCAGATGAAACTGAAGCTCGACGAACAAGGTCACGCGGTACTGCAGGACGGCAAGCCGGTTTACGTGCACGACGACGGCAAAGAGGTGGCATTCGATGCGCCTGGAACCGTTGCCACGATCACCCGGCTGAACGCTGAAGCCAAGACCCATCGTGAAGGCAAGGAGGCAGCTGAGAAGCTGCTGAAAGGCTTCGAGGGGATCGAGGACGGCGCCGCCGCGCGCAAGGCTCTGGAGATCGTGGCAAATCTCGATCAGAAAAAGCTGGTGGATGCCGGCGAGATTGAGCGGGTGAAGAGTGAAATCAGCAAGGGCTATCAGTCCCAGCTCGACGAACTCGGCGCCAAGGCCAAGGCCTTCGAACAGCAGCTCTACGAAGAGAAGATCGGCGGTGCTTTTAGCCGCTCCAAGCTCATCGCCGAGAAGCTGGCCATTCCCGCAGACATGGTGCAGGCCCGTTTCGGCCAGGCATTCAAGATCGAGGACGGCAAGACCGTCGCCTACGACCAGCACGGCAACAAGATCTACAGCCGTGAGCGTCCTGGCGAGCTGGCCAACTTCGACGAAGCCCTGGGCGCCCTCGTTGAGCAGTACCCCTACCGCGACCACATCCTGAAGGGTACCGGCGCCAATGGCGGCGGCGCACCGAACGGCGGTGGCGCTCCATCCGGCAAGAAAACCGTTAACCGCCAGTCCTTCGACACGATGGGCGCATCCGAGCGTCAGTCGTTCCTCAAGGAAGGCGGGACCGTTACTGACTGATCAAGGAGTCAATCATGGCTAACACCCTCACCGGGCTCATCCCCGACATGTACGAAGCGCTCGACGTGGTGTCGCGCGAGCTGACCGGTTTCATTCCGGCAGTATCCCGCAGCTCCGAAGTTGCGCGTGCAGCACTGAACCAGCAAGTTCTGGTGCCGGTTACTACCGCTGCCAGTTCCGCTGACAACACCCCGGGCGTCACCGCGCCGAACACTGGCGACACCACCGTCGACAACGTAGCCGTCTCGATCACCAAGTCCAAGCACGTCCCTGTGCGCTGGAACGGTGAAGAGACTCGCGGCCTGCAGAATGCCGGCACTTTCTCGACCATCCAGGCCGACCGCTTCTATCAAGCGATGCGGACCCTGGTGAACGAGATCGAGGCGGACCTGTGGGGCGAGGCCTACAAAAACGCCAGCCGCGCCTATGGCACTGCGGGCACCACTCCTTTCGGAACTGCCGCAGACATGAGCGATTTCGCTGGCGTCCTGCGCATCCTCGAAGAAAACGGCGCCCCGACCAACGATCTGCAGTTGGCCCTGGGTCACGCTGCAATCGGCAACCTGCGCGGCAAGCAGTCTGGCCTGTTCAAGGTCAACGAGGCAGGCTCCAGCGACATGCTGCGCAACGGCATGACTGATCGCATCATGGGCATGGCTCTGCGTCACTCCCATGCTGTCGGCGTGCACACCAAGGGCACCGGTGCAAGCTACGTTACCAGTGGCTCGACCGCTGTCGGCGTGAGCGACATTGCCCTGGTAACCGGTACGGGTACTGTCCTGGCTGGCGACGTTGCTACCTTCGCGGCCGATTCGGCCAACAAGTACATCGTCAACACCGGAGTGGCCGCACCGGGCACCATCAGCATCGGCAAGCCGGGCGCTCGCGTGACCATCCCGACCGCCAACGCGCTGACTGTCGGCAACAGCTACACCCCGAACGTCGCCTTTGCCCGCTCGGCCATCGTCCTCGCAACGCGCGCCCCCGCCCTTCCGGAAGGTGGTGACGCGGCCGACGACGTGATGATGATCACCGATCCGCGCACCGGCCTGTCGTTCGAAGTGGCCGTGTATCGGCAGTTCCTGCAGACCGTCTACCACGTCCGTCTGGCTTGGGGCTTCCGCGCCATCAAGCCGGAGCACATCGGCGTGCTGATCGGTTAATCCAACGCAACGACAACCAGGGGCTTCGGCCCCTGCGTTGTTTCTGGAGAAAGCAAAATGGCTGGACTTACCAAAGAGCAGAAAGCGGCCAAGGCCCTGATGGCTAAGGCTGTGGAACTGAGCGGCGTCACCGCCGAAGAATTTGCCAAGCTGTCCGAGGATGATCAGGCAGGTTTTACCGCCAAAGCGCAGGAGGCTATCGACGCCGCTGCAGCCGAGGCAAAACGCCTGGAGGACGAAAAGGCTGCTGACAACTCCCACCTGATCAAGGTCAGCAAGGACGGCGTTGAACTCGACGTGCATCCGACCGCGCTTGCAGCGCACAAGAACCTTGGCTGGAAAGAGGTGTAAGTCATGGCTCTGGTGATCGAAAACGGGAGCATCGTGGCCGGCGCCGAAAGCTTTGCCACGGCTGCCGAGCTGGTCACCTACGCGGCCAACTTCGGCCGCACAATTCCCAGCGACACGACTGCACAGGAAGCCCTGCTGCGCCGTGCCGCTTTGCAAATGAGCGCGATGTCGTGGAAGGGCGGCTTGGTCAACGAACTGCAAGCCCTGTCCTGGCCGCGCTACGACGTGTACCGCGACAACTGGCTGGTTCCTTCAAACTCCATTCCCCCGCAGATCAAGGCCGGCCAGATGGCGCTGGCTACCGAGATCCATGCCGACGACCTGGCACCGCCTGAGCTGAAGAAAGGCCCGGTAGTTCGTAACCGCGTAGAGGGTGCCGTCGACGTGCAGTATGGCCAGGCGGCCGGGTATGTGTCCCGCCCAGCAGCCACCCGCCAGTCCTACGCCCAGTTCGGCCCATTCCTGCAGTCTTCTATGCAAGTGGCCTTGGTGCGCGGCTGATGGCCTTCTATGACGACATGGCCCAGGTTGCGCTGGAGCTTATAACCGAGTTCGGCTCCGAACAAACCCTGCGCGACGTGACTGCCGGCGTGTACGACGAAGTGGCAGGGGAATGGACGACCGAGCCAACCGACCTTGAGCAGCCCGCGCAGCTGATCTTGCTCGACTACACCCTGCAGGAATCCGGCCTGATGTACGCCGAGGGATCGCAGATCCAGAAGGGCGACAAGAAGATCATCATCGCCGCCAAGGATCTAGCCTGGCCGCCTGCGCTCACCACGAAAGTGGATGTCGACGGCGTGCTCTGGCAGATCGTGAACATCAAGGAAGCCAACCCGGCAGGCACGCCGCTTGTGTACTTCTGCCAGGGGCGTAAGTGATGAGCTTCAAGAGCGACATGGCCAGGGCGACGCGCAAGATCGAGCAAGCGCATAACCAGATCGTCCGTACCGCGACTATCGACCTGTTCAGCGGCACGATCCGTGACACCCCGGTCGACACTGGGCGCGCCCGTGGCAACTGGGTCACCCAAGTTGATACGCCTGCCCAAGGCGTGATCGAGCGCGACGACAAATCAGGCGCTGCAGCAATCGCTGAGGTCATCGCCAAGACGCCAGAGGGCGCCGGCCAGGAAACGACCATGGCAAATTCACTCCCGTACGTAGATCGTTTGGAAAATGGATACAGCCAGCAAGCTCCTGCTGGAATGGTCCGCAGAAACCTGGCCCGCGTTCAGCGCATCGTCCAAGCCGCCATATCGAAATTCAGGGTCTGACATGTCCGAAGCCAAGATTCAGTCCGCACTTGTGCAGGGCCTGGTAGCTGCTGCGCTAGGGATTACCACCGGCGGCGAGGGCAAGAGCTTCACTCCGCCCAGTACCGCTACGCCATGGGCTGCCTGGTTCAACCTGCCGGCGTCCACTGACGTGGCATCGCTCGGCGTCGGCGGCAGCGACGAAACCACCGGCATTTTCCAGGTCGATCTGAATTACCCGCTCAACGACGGCACCGCCAACATCCTCGGCGCCGTGCAGAAGCTGCGCGACTACTTCGTTGCCGGCCGCCGCCTGGTCTATCAGGGCCAGTGCGTGAAGGTCGAGCGCGTCACCCGCAACAACCTCCGGCCCGTCGACGGCTGGCAGCAAATCAACGTCTCCATCTACTACATCGCTCAAACCGTCCGCCCGGAGGTATAACCCATGTCCTGCTTTGGCAACGGCTCTGCCGTCAAGCTCTACTACGTGCGCGAATACGGCACGATGACTGCCGACACCATCAGCGCGGCCGCTTCCGGCTCGACGTTCGCTGATTCCGGCTCTGGCTTCATCACGACCGGCAAGTTCGCGGTTGGCCACATCATCACAGTGTCTGGCTTTACCACTGCCGCGAACAACGGCCAGTTCAAGATCGCAACTGTTGCGGCCGGCGCGATCACCGTCACCGACATCTACGGCAACGCGGTAACCCTGGTGGACGAGGCGGCCGGCGATACCGTGACGATCACCCAGGAAGGCGGAATTCCGGCCAACCCTGAGTTCAAGCCGGTGCGCTTCGTCTCCGAAGGCCTGAGCCCGAACATCAACCAGATCGAGTCCAACGAGATTAACCAGGCCCGCCAGCGTGCGCCGAGCCGTGGCGGTACCTACAGCGTTGCCGGCGAGATCGCCGCCGAGGTCAGCTTTGCCAGCTTCGACGACCTGATCGAGGCCGCCATGCAAGGCGTGTGGGCCGCTGATGAACTGGTCATCGGCTCTACCGAGCGCAGCTTTGCGATCCTCGAGCGCCACACCGACATCAGCGCCGACTACGTGTATCGCGGCAGCCGCGTGGCCACCATGAACATCGCCGCGCCGCTGGGCGACAAGGCCACCATCACCTTCGGCATGCTCGGCACCAAGGCCGAGGCCTACACCGTGCCAGGTGGCGCCACCTTCGCCTCAGCGACCACCAGCGACATGATGGTGACCACCAACGGTTCGTTCACTGAGGACGGCGACGCGATCACCTACGCCACCGAGTGGAACATGACCCTCGACAACGGCATGGAAGCGGCCTTCTCCCTGTTCCAACGCGAGGCCTATTGCGTCACCAACGGCATCGCCTCCGTCAGCGGCACCATGAGCGCCTACCTGAAGGACGGCACCCTGTGGGCCAAGGTGCTGAACGAGACCGAGACCAGCCACACCGTTGTGCTGGAAGAGGGCGCCGACAGTTACACCATCGAGCTGCCGAAGGTTCGCTACACCCAGGGCCAGAAGCAGGTCAGCGGCCCTGGCGCGGTGATCCCGCAGTACACCTACTCGGCCGGCTATGACGGCACCACCACCCTGCGCATCACCCGGAGCTAAGCATGACGGGAATTGACGCTTTCAAGACGCGCGGCAAGGCGAACGAAGGGATTCGTATCACCCTGTCGCAGCCGGACGGCACGCCGACCGAGCATTGGATGCAGGTCCGGTCGGTCTGGTCGGATGACTACCAGGCTGCACGCTCTGAGCTGATCCGCCAGGCCATTGAGGACGGCAAGCGCCTGGCCGAAGCCAAGCCGGAAGAAGCGGCCGAACTGAAGCATGAGGCCGACCGCCGCCGCCGCGCCAAACTGTGCGCCTCGCTGATTGCCGGATGGTCGTTCGAAGATCTGGAGTTCAGCGAAGAAGCCGCCGCCGAGTTCCTGCTTGAAGCGCCGCAGATTCTGGTGCACATCGAGAAGATTGCCGAGGACGACCGGCGTTTTTTCGCGAACGGATCAGCCAGCTTGTCGAATGGGGAAAGTCCGAGCTGATCCTGCTGCGCCCGCCTCCCGGTTCGGATGAGCCACTGCGCGAGCATCTGCAGCGAATCGAGAAAGCCACCGGGCACCAGCCAAAGGAACTGGCCGATCAGCCCGAATGCCCCGCCGAACTCTCCTACCTGTGGGAATGGTTCTGGCAACTCCCCCGCAGCTTCAACTTCACCGAAATGTTCCATTGGTCTCAGCTCACCCGCCGCAACCTGCGCGCTTGGGAGGCTGAGGTATTGGCCGATCTGCAGCGAGTCTGGATATGACCGAATACGCTAAGCTTGTCGTCAGCGTCGACAGCCGCCAGGCACGCACTGCGGATGCAGACCTTGACCGACTTGGGCGGACGGCTGGCCGTACTGAATCGGCGACCAACCAGCTTACCGGTGCGTTCCGGCGCCTGGCTGGTCCGCTTGCGGCTGTAATCAGCGCGCGGGAGATCGCCCAAGCTGCTGAGAACTACACCACCCTGACGAACCGTCTGCGCCTGGTTACCAATGGCACGGAAGAGCTGGTAGCGGCGCAGGATGCTGTTTTCAGGATCGCCCAGGAATCACGCCAGCCACTGGCCGCGACTGCTGAGCTGTACCAGCGCATTGCCGCCAACTCGCAAGAGCTTGGCTTGTCGGCCAACGAGATCGTGTCCGTCGTGGATACGGTCAACAAGACGCTCGCCATCAGCGGCAGCAGCGCGGCAGCAGCGTCCGGTGCGCTCGTCCAGTTGGGCCAGGCCTTCGCGTCCGGACAACTGCGCGGCGAAGAGCTGAACGCCGTTCTGGAGGCTGCGCCACCGCTGGCCAAGGCCATTGCTGACGGCCTCGGCGTAACCGTGGGCGAACTGCGCAAACTCGGCGCAGACGGCCAGCTCACCGCCGATGCTGTGGCCCAGGCCATCATCAAGAGTGGCGAAGCGATTGATCAGTCCTTCGGTAACATCCAGACCACTGGTGGCCAGGCACTCACCGTACTGGGCAACAGCCTCACCAAGGTGATTGGCGAGCTTGACGGCGCAACCGGTGCCAGCGCGCTGTTTGCTGATTCCGTGGTTGGCCTGGCCAGCTATCTGGATTCAGGCCAGCTCACTGACGGCCTGATCGAGACCTTCAACATCTGGTCGGCAAGCATCGGCGCCATTGGCAACGACATCGCGTCGCTCGAGCTTGAGTTTGACGGCCTGCAGGAGAATGGCAGCAGCGTCGCGTCCTTCCTCGCTGATGCTTTCCAGCAGATGCCGGCCAACCTGCGCGCCGGGGTGCAGATCGCCACAGTAGAAGTGGCCTCCCTATTCGATAAGGCCGTTGCCTACGCCCAGTACGCTGGCAGTGCCATCAAGGCGGCATTCACCGATGCGACAGAGGCGCAAGCGGCGCAAGAGCTTGAGCAGACGCTGATCCGCATCAACGGTGTGCGTGGCGAAAGCCTGGACAGCATCCTGAGCGAGCGCGACGCGATCCTCCAGGCTGCCGAGGCAAACCGCCAGCGCGCGGCAGAAGAGCGCAAGCAGCGCGACGCCGACCGCGCCGCTCGCCAAGCGCAGATCGCAGAGCTTCGCAAGGGGCTGCAAGGACGCGATATCAGCCTTGGCGGTGCCGGTGGTGCTGACAAGGCAGCCAAGGAGGCGCAGCGCACCGCCGAGCGGTTGCAGCAGCTGTACCAGAGCACAGAGCAGGGCCTTGCGCGTCAGGTCGCACTGTTCGGCCAAACCACAGAAGCCGCCCGCGTTCGCTATGAGGTCGAGAACGGCGAACTCGCCAAGCTCAATGGCGCGCAGCAGGAAAGGCTGATCGGTCTTGCCGAGGAAATCGACAAGCTCAACCAGATCAAGAAGGACCGCGAAGAGGCTGCGGCGACTGAACAATACACCGCCGCACTACGCGACCAGATCACAGCCCGCCGCAACGCCATCGACATCGAGATTGAGGCCATTGGCGTAGGAGAGCGTCAGGCCGAGACGCTGCGTCAGTTGAACGAGCTTGAGTTTGAGTATGCCCGCCGTCTGGAAGAACTTTCCCGCGCACAGGGCACATCTGCCGCCCTTAGCGCTGAAGCCTATCAAGCCCGAGTCCAGGCCCTGCGATCAGCAATGGAAGAAGAGGTTCGCCTGGTCGAAGAGGGCGAGCGCCGCAAGGAAGAAGCGCGCGCCAACGGCATAAATGGCGTGAACAAGGCCACGCAGGACTACATCAACAACGCCAAAGACCTCGCCTCGCAGTTTGAGGGCGTGACCAATACGACCTTGAACGGGCTCGAGGAAGGCATTGCACAGTTCGTGACAACCGGGAAACTGAGCTTTACCGACCTTGCCAACTCCATCATTGCCGACCTTGCGCGCATTGCTGCTCGCCAGTTGGTTTCGAATGCCGCCTCCGGCCTGCTTGGCGCATTTGGTGGTGGAGCCGGTGCCGCTGCAGGCGCTGGCGGCGGAGGGGCTGGGCTGGCTGGTCTGTTCGCAAGCTTCGCCGGCTTCTTTGACTCTGGCGGGCGTATCCCAACTGGCGGCTGGGGCATCGTCGGCGAGCGCGGACCTGAAATCGTGCGCGGCCCCGCCAACGTCACTGGGCGTGAGGAAACGGCGCGCCAGATGACCACGAACCGCAACATGAGCCTCACGCAGAACCTCTACCTACAGGGGCGCGCTGATAACCGCACGATGTCCCAGGCGGCAAACGCGGCCGCTCGCGAACAGCGCATCATTCAAGCCAGGTTCGGGGGCTGAACCATGTTCAATGAAGCAAGATTGCTGGACAAGGTTGCCTACGGCTCGGAGTTCGGGCAGGAGTTCAATACCCGAGTGAAGGCTCTGCGCTCTGGCGTTGAGCGCAGGAATGCTAACTGGTCTATGCCGCTGGGCAAGTACCGCGTGCTGTACGACCGCCTTAACGCGCCTGACCACCTATTGGTTGCTCGCGCCCACATGGCTTGCATGGGATCGCTGATCGCCTTCAGGTTCAAAGACTGGACAGACTTCGAAGCAAATGCAGAAAGCCTTGGCGAGGCCACTGGTGCGGAGCAGCAGGTACAACTGGTCAAGGCCTACCCGTTCGGTTCGATAACGCTCTCGCGCGTCATCAAGAAGCCGGTGAATGGGTCGGTGACCATCTACGCCAACGGATCGCCGATCAGCGCGACAATCGACTACACGACCGGCGTCGCGACCTTTACCGCCACAGATGGCGACGCAATCACCTGGTCTGGTCAGTTCGACATTCCCGTGCGGTTTGAGTCAGACCGCCTGGATGTCTCCGCAGATTCGCGCGGGCAGAATGGCCTGATCCTCTCGTCCGATGTTGGCTTGGTCGAGGTGCGTCTGTGAGGCGTATCCCTGACGCGCTGCGCGCACACCTGCAGCAGCCTGTCACAACGACGTGTCGCCTGCTGAAAATCACGCTGGCGGACGGCCGCCAGTTCGGCATGACGACCTTGGATCGAGCCGTGACTTACCAGGGCGTTGAGTACAGCGCAATCAACGGCATCAATACGTCGATCATCGCGACCGACACCGGGCTAAGCGTAGACAACGCAGAGGCCACCGCTCTTCTTTCTTCCGATATTGAAGGGATCACGGTCGAGATGGCCCTGGCCGGCGATCTTGATGACGCCCAATGGGAAATGATGCTGATCAACTGGGCCGATATCTCCATGGGCCACATGGTGATCGACGCGGGCGATATCGGCGAAGTGCGGATCGTAGACGATATGGTCTACATCCCGGAGCTGCTGAGCTTCGCAATGCGGCTGCAGCAGAGCATCGGGCATGTCTGGTCGCGCCGCTGCCGTGCGATTTTCGGGACTCCGGCGAACAGCCAGACAGGTTGCGGGGTTGATGCTGAATCCATGTGGCAGGCCGGCGAGGTAACGGGCATTGGCGATGAGCCTCAGCGGGTGTTCGCTGACTCCGGTTTATCAATGGACCCTGAGCCGGTACCTGGCCGCCTCCGCTGGCTGACTGGCCCCAACACATCCAATCGTCTGTATCAGGTCGAGGCCTACAGTGCTGTCAGCGGCACCATCGCTCTGCTTGAGCCGGTGCCGTTCCCTGTCGCCGTTGGCCACACATTCGAGATCCGCCGCGACTGTAACAAGTCGCCGAGCAACTGCATCGGCTACAGCAATCTTCTCAACTACAAGGGAGAGCCATTTATCCCGGTCGGCGATGGCCTGGAGACGATGACGCCCAGTGCGCAGGTGTTCGGGGGTCTGAGTGGATCAGCAATCGTCGATTGATGCCTGCATTGCCGAGGCGCGCAGCTATATCGGTGTCAAGTGGCGGCACCGTGGGCGCTCAAGGTTCGGGATCGACTGCATCGGTCTGCTCGTCCGTGCGTGCGCGGCTGGTGGAATCCAGATGCGTGATCGCGTCGACTATGGCCGTGAGCCCTGGAAAGACGGCCTGGAACGCGAGATGCGAGAGCACTTTGGCGAACCAGTCAATGACCTTGCGGCCGGAGATGTGGTGCTGATGCGCTGGGACGAGCGGCCAGAGCCTTGCCACGTCGGCATCATCGGCTCAGACCAGTACGGACTCACGCTGATTCACAGCTACAGCATGATCAGCGTGACAGAGCACGGCATTGACGACGCCTGGCGCAAACGAATCGTGATGGTGTTCAGACCATGGCACAGGTAGCGGTAGGTGTAGCCGGCGCAGTAGCCGGCTTTTTTATTGGTGGCCCTGCCGGCGCCTTCTACGGGTTCTCAGCCGGTATGGCGCTCGGAGGGATGCTGTTCTCCAAGACCAAACCGATACGCCAGACGCTCGGGCAGATCGCCAACCAGACAGCGAAGGAAGGCGACCCAAGAGTCATTGTGTGGGGCAGGGTGCGGCCCATCGGCGGGAACATCATTCACTGCCAGGCGCCGGTCAAGCGCTTTGTCACCACGTCCAGTAGCGGCGGCGGCAAGGGCGGCTCAAAGAAGAAACAGGAGACGAAGACAGAGCACGTTTATCGGACCTACGCCATTGGCGTATGCGAAGGTCCGATCACTGCATTCACGCGCATCTGGCGCAACAACAAGCTGGTCTACGACGGGCGTGGCACGTCATGGGGCGCCGCAAACAATCACGTCTTCTTGGGCAAGTTCAGGCTCTACTTGGGCGCCTGGAACCAGATGCCGGACCCGACGCTACAGGCTATATGGGGCAGCGGTAATGTCCCGGCCTATCGCGGCACGGCATACATGGTGTCGATCGACGAAGACCTGACCGACCAGGGCGGAATGGTGCCTCAATGGCAGTTCGAGGTAGAGCGCGCAGAGGGTAACTTTTTATCGTCGAGACCGTATTCCGCAGAACAGGAAGACTCGATGTATACGGACGGACTTGCAATCGGAGGCGCTTACCCGCCCAGTCTCGTTGACGAAATGGTCACGGCAAGTCTTCCGCTTGATGGGGAACTCAGAAGTATTTATCAAGAATACGCTGAATGGCAGATTGAAGAGATTAATCTATCCGGCTCGCCCTTAGACGGTATATTGACCGATGCTTTCAGGCAATATACCGACTGGCCGCTTGAGGAAATGCAACTAGGCGGTGCCCCGCAAAATGGCAATCTCGACGTCAAGTTGATCGGATACACAGAATGGCAGATTGAAGAGATTAATCTATTCGGCTCGCCGTTAGACGGAACTTTAACTTGAGGTTTACATTATGAATATATGGGTTCCCAAATTTAAAATTATTGAGCCGGATAGAGAGATCCCTGTTGCATCTGGCGGTTTAGCAGGTGAGTTTCAATTGACCGCCAGTGCACCAGGTAGGGCGCCGCGTAAAAGCCCATGGTTTAGTAATCTCATATTGAATAACGGTCTTGATTCTGCTGGTTCAACGCCTGCTTTACTTCAAAGGTGTGCAGTCGGCACAGGCACAACCGCGCCAAACATTGCGCAGAACTCACTGGTAAGTCAGATCGCTGTAACTTCTGACGTGCAGTCTAACGTCGTCGAAACCGAACCTACTACGCCGTATCGCATCACAAAGACTGTTAGGTACAGATTCGCTCAAGGTGCGGCAGCTGGGAACTTGACGGAAGTAGCTGTGGGGACTAATACAGGAACCCCTATGAGCGCCTGGTCGCGCGAGCTAATCCGCGATCAGTTTGGGAACCCGATCTCATTTCCTGTTCTGGCTGACGAATTTCTAGATGTCACATATCGCATAACAGGTTATCCGCCGCTTTCTGATCTTGAGGGTACGATAAACATCAGCGGGACCCCTTACGATTTCGTAATGCGCGCCGCACAAGTCGGTACAGTTTCGGGTAACACCGCAGGCTGGTCTTTCGCTTGGGCGACTGGTGCTCTATTTTTTGCGGGTGCCGGTCAGACTAACGCTTTTGAGTTTGTGGCCCGTGCGTCGAATATCGGGGGTATCACAGAGGCACCTATAGGAACGAGTTTTAACGCCAGTAGCTACACAAACGGCTCATACTCGAACGGTAATTATTACCGCGACTCCGTACCGTTATGGGGTCTAAACGCAGGTAACGTGCCGGGAGGTATTCGCAGCGTCCAATGGACTACCGGAAGGGCGTCGGCGACAAACGGGTCCAGGATGAATTTCCAGATTCAATATAATCCGCCAATTCCGAAGAACGACACGCAAATACTGACGCTCCCTATGCGCCATACATGGGGCAGAACGTAATGCTACCGCAAAACGTATTATCGACTACTCCTGTTAGAGGTGTGTTTGCCGGTGCGCGTTCACTCGGTATAACGAACACAATCGACTATCACGATGGGGGTATCGCAATCCAAGACCCGTCCAGGGGTCTATTGTATCAACGCTGGAGAGCCCGGTTGCTCGATGCCGGCGAGTCGGGCAGTAGGGTTATTCTTGATTCACCTAACACGCCAGAGTTCATGTTGTATCAGGAACCTGGAATAACTGAAATAAGTATAGCTTTTGATCAGAACATGAATCCCGCGCTTGCATATGTACAAGAGGGGGCGGCTAAGCTTTGGTGGTATGACAGTATGGTTGGTGAGATGGTGGTTTACAATTTGCCAACTTCCGCCATCACGCCGAGGATCGCACTAGACGATCAGCGTTTATCTGGTCAGGGTCTGAACGATCTGATTGTCGCCTATAAAATAGGAAATAATCTCTACTATAGACAGCAACGTGACAGATTCCTAACGCAAATCGACCCGACCGCCGATCTACCAGAACCGAGCAGGACAAATCAAAGGGCGATCATTGCCTCTAGCGGAGGAATTATTAAGATCGGACTCAGTCGTCGATTAAGATTTCAATTCATGTTGGATATCGTATGAGCAGACCCGGATTATCCTACGAACCGATTTTGGCGGCTTGGGCTGTGGGTTCGGTAGTTCGTGAAATATGCGAACGGGCGGGTCTACCTTATGATGCGCTTGATGTTGACCTGGTTGAAGGCTACGTCGAGGGTTTTTCGACCACCAGCGCCCAGTCCGCAGCAAGCGCCATTGATGCCCTGGCCGGCGTGTTCCTGTTCGATGCAGCTAATTACGGCGGCGTGTTGAACTTCATCCCGCGCGGCGGAAATCCGGTGGCCACCATTGAGCTGTCGGATCTGATCGACGATGGCGAGGAAATCGAGCGCTCTGTGCGCCGCGACAGCATTACCGTACCGCGCGTGATCAACCTGCAGTATTACGACACTGAAGGCGGTTTGACAGCGGATAAGCAGACCTCTGACAGAAGCCTTGACAGCCGCAGCGTCTCGGAGAACACCACTGAAACAACGGTAATCATGCGGGCCAATGACGCGGCTAAGGTCGCCGTCATCAGCCACAAGGTGGCCATCGAGGAACAGCGCGGGGAGGTTCAATTCTCGCTGCCTGATAGCTGGCTGGAGCTGACGACGGCTGACGTTGTGATATTTCGCGGCGAGCGCGTGCGCATCACTGAATGCCAGATCGATGACGGCCAGCAGAATTACAAAGCCACCTACGACCGCCAGAGCGCATACGAAACAGAAATCAATGGCGTTCCAATCGAACAGCCGAGCGAGCCGCCTAGTCTGGTGATCAGCGAAAGCCGCATGGAGTTAATTGACTCACATATCCTTAGCAGTTCGGACGACACCTTGGGTTACTACGTGGCCGTCTCCAGCGTTGGCCTGAATTGGACCGGCGCTGTTGTCGAAATCAGCAAGGACGGCGGGGCGAACTGGATCGATAGCGATAGCACGACCAGCAACGCGATCATGGGCTCTCTCACCGCATCACTGCCAGCGCATACGCACTGGTATCGAGACGACGTTAACACGCTCACGGTGCAGCTGCTGCGCGATGACATGGAGCTCATCCCGGCGACGATGACCGAGATGCTGAACCGGGCCAACCTTGCGCTGATCGGCGACGAGCTGATCAACTTCTCCGGCGTTAACCAGATCAGCGAGACTGAGTGGGAATTGACCGGCCTTCTACGAGGCAGGAAGGGCACCGCCGCTGTATCCCACTCTGCCGGCGAGCGGTTCGTTTTGCTTGATCGTCTTTCCCTGGCGTTCGTCGAGGCCGAGTTGTTCGAGCTCAACCGCGAGCTGACATTCCGCGTAACTTCGTTCGGCCTGACAGACGGGCCGACCACCACGATTACGTTCCTGGGGCGGTCGCAGCAGGAGCGTCAGCCTGCCTACCTGCAGGCCGTTCGCGATGGCTCAGACCTTCATGTCAGCTGGCAGGGTGTTGGCCGGCTCGGTGGCGGCGCCAGTGTCGCCATGGGCGCCTACTTCACTGGGTTCAGAATCACATTAGGAGCCACCACGGTCGGTACCACAGCGCGCACCGTCACAATCCCCTATAGCGCCGGCACTTTATCAGTGCGGCAACTCAACTCGATTACCGGGCCTGGCCCGGCCGCAACGGTGACCGTATGAGCAGCGTAAACAACAACATCCCGTTTGTGCCAGAGAACACCATCGATCCTGCCGCTGGCCTGAATCTTTCAATCAACATCATCGACGCAATTATGCAGATCGCTGTCGTTTCGGTAGGTGCAAACACGCCACCAGGCAGCCCTGCTACCGGCGCGCGTTATATCGTCGGCACCTCGCCAACGGGCGCATGGGCAGGGCAGGCGAACAAACTGGCACGCTGGCTGGACAGCGTATGGTCATTCTTCGATGCTCGATATGCCGTCAACCTGACAGACAGCCAGCTGTACATTCGCGGCGCTTCCGGTTGGGCGTCTGTCTCCGGCGGTAGCGGTATGACGAACCCGATGACGACCGCGGGCGACATTATCGTTGGCGGTACGTCTGGCTCCCCCGCGCGACTGGCCATCGGATCAGAGGGGCAAGTACCCGTTGTTCGAAGTGGTGCGCTGGTTTACGAAGACCAGGCAGGCGGCACGGTGCCGTACGCGCCCGTAGTTACTGAATCCACCACTGCACGAACTCTTTCGCTTGCCGACGCTGGGGACTACATACGTTTCACGAATGCGTCAGCCTCTACCTGCACGGTGCCTCCGCAGTCCTCGGAGGCGTGGGCGGCTTACACAGAGATTCATGTTCGGCGAACCGGTGCAGGCAACCTGACTTTGACGCCGGGATCTGGCGTTACCCTCAACGCGCCTAGCGGCGGAACCCTAGTGTTGACTGCTGGCATGAGCGTAACGCTCAAACGCTCAGCTGAAAACGTATGGGACGTGATCGGTCAAACGGTGGCCGCATGATCCCGGGAATTGTGGCAGGGCAGATGCGCGGGCCGTCTGGCGGCGCTACTGATCCTTTCTGGTCAAGTGTGGTGTCACTACTGCATTTCGATGGAGCTGATGACAGTACAACCTTCACCGACCAGCGCGGCAAGACTTGGACGCCTGCCAGTACGGCAAGACTTGACACGGCGCAACAGAAATTCGGTACGGCCTCTCTTCTTCTAGAGAGTACAGGCCAGTACATCAGTACGCCTACTAGCTCAGATTTCGCCTATGGAACCGGCGACTTCACTATCGAGTTCTGGATGCGCCCAACATCTGTTAGCGGTGCACAGCTGATCTACGACCAGAAGTCGACGACCAGCGAAACACAGCCCAGCATTCTGCTGAACACCTCAAATCTACAATTTGTCACAAACAACACGACGCGCATATCTATCAGCGGCGTAACGATAAATACCTGGCATCACGTCGCATTATGTAGATCTGGTACGTCTACAAGACTGTTCCTCAACGGAAGTGCTGGCTCTGTCTTCACTGACTCTGCCAACTACCCCGCGCCTCCCACCGCTGTCTACGTAGGCACGGCAGGCAATGCAGTCGGAAACGCCAGCTTTGACTTCGGCGGATGGATCGATGAGCTTAGAGTGACCAAGGGTGCCGCCCGGTATACCTCGAACTTCACCCCGCCAACTGCAGCATTCCCCAGCAGCTGAAGATTGATTCGGCCCGCTTCTGCGGGCTTTTTTTGTGCCTGGAGAAATCATGCGTACATCACAGCAAGGACTTGACCTGATCAAGTCCTTCGAAGGACTGCGCCTGTCTGCCTACAAGTGCCCGGCTGACGTGTGGACTATCGGCTACGGCACGACTGCCGGCGTAAAGCCTGGGCAGGTGATCTCGAAGGAGCGTGCCGAAGAGCTGCTGCGCGAGGACGTAACCAAGGTTGAGGCGCAGGTCTTGCGCACCATCAAGGTTCAGCTGAAACAGGGCCAATTCGACGCCCTGGTGTCCTTCACCTACAACCTCGGCGCCGGAAACCTTGCCAACTCTACCCTGGCGCGATTGCTGAACGCAGGCGACTACATGGGCGCTGCGGCTCAGTTCGACCGCTGGAACAAGGCGGGCGGCAAGGTGATGAAGGGGCTTGTTGCTCGGCGCGCCGCTGAGCGTGCCATGTTCGAGGACAGGTCATGACCGCCTGGCTAAAGCTGGTTCCCGCATGGGCCTGGTGGGTGCTTGCCTTGGCCGTTGTAGCCGGTGGGCAGCAGGTTAGGGTGCTTTCGGCCCAGGCTGTAGCCGCTGAGGCACAGACTGCGCTGGCCAACTACCGCACCGAGGTTGCAGAGCGCGACCGGCGAGCGGCGATGTTCCTCATTCAGGAAAACCAGCGGCGCCAGGCCGCTACGGAGAAAGCAGATGCAGAAGCCCAGCAACAACTGGCTGCAGCGCGTGGCGATGCTGAGCGTGCTGGCAGTGCTCTTGAGCGGCTCAAGCTGCGCCTCGCAGCAGCTGAGCAGCGCAGTCGTGACGCCGGCAATTCCATCACTGCCCAGCTCGGCCAGGCAGCCGAAGACGCCGCCCGAATGCGTGCCGACATGCTCGGCCGGCTTGGAGCGGCTGCTGGATTCTATGCTGGCATCGCCGACCAACGAGGAATAGCTGGGGCGACGTGTGAGAAAGCGTATGACGGTTTGAGGGGGGAGTAATTGCCCAGAGCGGGCGAGAAATGATGTTGCTGAAAAGCTGCTGAGGCGTGGAGGAATCCACGGTAATCCACAGCAACTTTCAACAACCTTGGCCAGTAAACATCAGTGTTTCCGGGCCTTGAATGGTGGAGCCGGGGGGATTTGAACCCCCGGTTATTCGGCAGATTTGCTGGCTTGCGCATGATTTGTTGCTGAAATGCCGCTGATCTGTTGATGTTTTCCGCGCTCGTAACCCCTGCCGGCGAGGAATCCAAAGTAGCAGGCCGCCACTAGCAGCAACGCTGGTATTTCAATCATGCTGACTCCTCATTATGGATTTGAACCGGCGTCCCGAACATCCTAGCCGCCTTGTTTCCTGCAGGTGGCTTATTCCTCCCCAAAACCATGGCTACACGCCTGATTCTGTGGTTACGCCAGACGACGCTTTTTGCATGGCCGAAACTGGCTTAATGCTTTGATATTGAAGGAGAATCCGCGCATTGCTGCCGTGTCCCAGGCCTTGATGCCATACAGGACGTAACTCATTGAT